AGGTAATTGGACCAGTCAAGTTGCTTGGAGCACTTGCAATAATAGAATCTGCGTACGCCTTAGTTGCTGCATCAGTTGAAGCAGTAGGTGTACCAAGACCCGTAATCTTGTTAGTGCCCATAGCAAGAGCGCCAGTCATAGCCTGTGTGCCATCACGAAGTACTACAGATGTAGCAAAAGAACCACTGTTGTTAATTGCTGTTGCAATTTCGGAAAGAGTGTCAAGTGTACCTGGAGCACCACCAACAAGGGCTGTAATTTGTGCATCCACATAAGCCTTAGTAGAAGCATCTTGTGCAAGGGTTGGGTCTGCTACTCCAGTAATTTTCTGTGCATTCATTGCAACAGAACCAGTAGGTGCAGCCATCTGGTCTAAACGATTAGTACGAACCTGTGTATCAAAGTCTGAGATAGTAGATGCTGTTTGAGTGCCAGTGTGGTTAGCACGTGCCAATGGGTCTGTTGCTAACTTAGATAGTGCGATAGCAGCAGTTGTTGAAATATCAGCATTAACAATTGTTGCATCAGCAATCTTGGCTGAGGTAATTGCTGAATCTGCAATCTTTGCTGTAGTTACATTTAGGTCTGTAATCTTTGCAGTTGTTACGCTATCTGTTGTTAACTTAGCATTAGTAACTGCAAGGTCAGCAAGGATTGTTGCGTTGACCGTTCCTGTATCAGCAGCAGTAATTGCTGTACCTGAAATCTTAGTCTTATCAATAGCAGCAGATGCATTAATGTCAGCATTAACAATAGTACCAGCAGGAATTGTAGTAGTAATTGTTGCATTGCCAAGGTTAGTAATAGTTGCAGAACCAGTTACATCACCCGAAAGAGTGATGGTTGGGTCACTAACATCAAAGTTTAGTTTGCCAGTAGTATCATCATAGGTGACAGCAATACCAGATTCAGTATTACTAGATACCATTGCACCAACAATATCTTCAACCTTTTCCTGTACGGAAAGACCATCAATTGTTGGAGTTGTCAATGCTGGGCTAGTTAAAGTTTTGTTTGTTAAAGTCTGTGTATCTGTTGTACCTACTACAGCACCTGTAACGCCGTGTACGCCTGTTGTAGCCTCAACGTGGGTGTTAGCCTCACGATAGTCACGACCAATTGCCATGTGGCGGATAACCGCACCAGCAGAGTGAGCCTGTCCTGTTGAACCATCAATACCACGAACAATTGTTAGTGTATTAGTACTGACGGCTGTGACGTCTACAATTTCTTCAAGCGCTGTATCTGGGTCGATTACAACTGTGAATGTTTCTCCAGCAGAGATGGTCACGCCACCTAGTAAGCCAGAGCCTGATACAACAGTTGCTGATGTTGCAGATGAAGTCAACGCTGCAGTCAGCGTAGTTTGCTGTGAACGTGAGGAGTATTTACGTGTTGTCATTTAGGTTCCTATCGGCGGGAGAAGTGAACTTTAGGTGGATAGTTCTGTTGTTGTGCTTTTGTCTCTTCGTTAAGACGTTGTGTATACAGTGCGTAGAGTTGCTTAGTTGCAGACTGTGATGCACCATATGGACGCTTAGAGTCAGTCTCATCCGCCTGTGGGCTGACCATTGCTGCTCTTGCTGGGTCAAGGAATGATAGCAAGCGATATGCTGTTCCTAGAATCACAACGTCACGTGTTGACTCTGGAAGTCCAGTTTGTGTCGCATAGTCTTGAGCGTTTGATGTGAAAGCAACTGGGTCAGTTGCATAGATAACCTTTACTGTACGACCTGATACTGGTGCCTCACCTAGTGTAATTGTTTGTACTTGGTCAGTGCCAGTTACATAACCAAAAGCCTCAGCATTGGCTGCTGCATCAAAGTCATAGCGTCGGATTGGTTGCCATTCTTTTGTTGGTCCAATTGTCTGCCATGTTACTGTAATAATATTCTTGATGTTCAAGTTAGCAAATGCATAGGTAGACACTGCTGCATTAAATGTAAAGGTTGTTGACTTTACTGAGAAGATGTTTGAACCTAGTGCGCGGACTGTGTCATTAATTGCACGCTTAACAGAGTGACGCGGAAATGTTGGGCTGATTGTAACCTTGCTATCTGCCGCGTGTGTTGCAGCAGTTGAGCCTAGATAACCACGGCCGTATGGTGCAATGGTTGCTGTATTAGAAATACGGTCATATGAGTCAACCCACATCAACTCTTCGCCAATCTCGATTACACCCTTACCAACTGAATCAGTTGCGCCTAGGCTCAAGATTAGAGGAGAAGCACCTGAAGAGGTTGTGGTTGTAACTGCTGAGCGAAGATAGGTTGAACGGTCTTGTTGGAATGTGTAGCCTGCAAGATTGATAAGGACTTCATCAATCATATTCTCTAGAGTAGTTGTCATGCGTTGATGCTCCTCAAAGCAGCAGGTGCTGCAAGTCCAGTAGTGCCAGCAAGTTCATTACAGATACCATCAATATCTTTAAACTTATCACGTGTGCGTGATGATGAAGCCTTGATGTTTAGTGCACCAACTGTTGCTAGACCAGTAGTGCCAGCCCAAGCATTAGCAGCACCTTGCTCATCAAGACCAGTAGTACCAGCGAGCCTGTTTAACTCTGCTGCTAGGCTACTGCCTGCTGTACCTATTGCCATTGTTTACCCTTTCTTAGGTGTAATCAAACCTTGTTCTGGAAGAATTAATTTGGATTTCTTTTCCTCTTTAACTCCACCAAAGAATGCTTTGTAATAATGTTCGTCAAATGAGAACCGCTTCATATGAGGAACTGTTGCCCCTGTGTGGCACCATACTGGTACCTCAGCCTTGTCGCATAGTGCAAAGAAGTAGATATCTTCACCCATAAACGACTTGTTGACACCAACCTCAGTAAAGAGTGGCACGCCAGGAACTTCTTCTAAAATCTTGGTTACTGCGTTGCGATGCATAAGAACAAATCCCATGCCTGCTGCACCAACCTTGATGAACTTATTTTCAGGTAGAGGGTGCATTCTCTGAATGCCAATCACTCCATCTGCTTCCGCAAACTCATATACTGTAGGCATAGGAATCATAAGCGGGTCTTCAGGTGTATCTGTTGTGAAGTACACGCCAGTTACAATCGGATACTTCTCGGCATCCTTGTTGTCCCATAGTAACTTAAACTTATCAACACTGATAACAACATCTGAGTCTACCCACAGCAGCCAGTCAGACTTATTGTTCTCATACCAGTATGAGATTACCTTCTCACGTTGTCTAGCAATCTGATTACCTTGGCTTCGCAGTGATGTCTCAAATTTGACACCAGACTTTAGCATGACATCTACGACGCCTTGCATAAACTTGCCATCAACGTTACCATTGTCGCACCAAGCGACTGATACTGTTTCTTGTTTCATTGTCCCCTACTTTGTTATCTGTGCTTTGCAGTCTTCTTTGCAATTGACTTAGGTTGTTTTACAAACTGCTTACCCTTTGCGTTACCCTCAGCCTTAGCCTTGTTAGTTGCAGCCTTCTCGGCTGAACTCAGTGAAGCCCACGCTGCTTTAGGTAGATATCTTTTTTTACCTTTAGACGGCTTACCGTCAGAGGTTGTCCACTCTTGCTTTGTCCAATTTTTCAAAGACTTCTGTGATTTAGCAAGAGCCATTACTTGTAACCTCCGCCTGCTTTCTTATATTGAACTGCCAATAACTGAGCCTTGCGAGCAGACCATTCACCAGGGTCTCCACCCTTAGAGCCTGCTTTAATCTTCTTAAATAGTGCTGCTCTCATTTCTGGCTTAGTATAATTACCAGCAGCATTTACTTTAGACTTAGTCTTCTTTTTTACCATTTGACTTTATCCGCCCAGTACGCTGCTGACATCTTACCCTTAGCAATATTCTTTGCATGTCGTGCTTTGAATGATGCTTGACGCTTTGTAGGCTGTCTATCTCCAACGACACCCTGCTGACCAAAGCGAATAGTTTTGACCTTATCGCCTTCTTTAGCCACAACTACATGTGACTTTGTTGGATGATTTGGTGTGCGCTTAGGCTTGTTAAAGCCTGACACTCCTGCTCGCTTTAGTCTAGGGTCTGTCATTTGTTCTTTGTAACCTTTGCTTTAGTTTTTCCAACTTTGCGTTCTACTGCTGTAACCTGCTTGCCAGTCTTGTCATCATAGCGACGACCTTGTACAAGTGCTCCAACAAGTTGTCCAACTTGCTCACGAACATTTGATGAGCCAATATTGTTTCCAATTCGGCGATTATATTTTTCCTCATAGTCAGACTGTAACTTCTTGTCGACTGCGTTGCTAACGCGACCTGCGGTCTGCTTAGCCTCACGCATGAGGTTTTCTAGATAGGACATGTTTCGAGCCATGACTACTTCTTCTTGCCCATCTTCTTCATGGCAACCTTCTTCTTCATGCCCTTCTTCATTTCCATCATCTTCTCAGCCTTTGATTCCATCTTCTCACCAGCGGCATAGGCCTTTGCTGCCTTCTTACCTGCAGGTGTGTATGGGAACTTCTTCATTCCAACTTTTGGCATTATATTTGTCCTATCTCTTTCATTACCGCTACGGATTCTTTGGTTATATCTTTTGCTTTTGGCATTGTATCTGCATCATAGGCTTTGCCTAATGTTTCTGACGCTGTATATGCTGCTTCGACGTGTGCTTTTGTTGTACCTGCTGGCTGCATTCCCTGACGTCTTGCTTCCCTGTAGTCAGATAGTTCAGCATTCCATTTCTTATCTGGAATATCTCGCTTTGCATCTCCTGTATTAAGTTGTAAACCTTTTGCCTTGCAACCAAAACAATCATCATCACATGCTGTATGGTCGATAGATATATCTTCGTACTCGAATGGTTTATCTGCAGTAACATCACAGAGAACGCAACCCCATAAGGTTGCTTCAAAGTTATGTTCAGCAGTAAAGCCCCATTCAAGAACTTTGCTTATATGCTGATGTTCCATTTGTCCCCTACTGTGCTGTGAAATTTGCTTCAGTTATTCCTACACCACCAGCAATTAATTCAGCCTTAGTGGCATCATCTACTGTGTGGTTGTATCCGCCGCGATAGACGGCATCGTAATCTAATAGGTCCTCATCTACTGGGTAGCGTATTTGTGAGTATACTCCACCTGACTTTACTATTGTAATTCCCTTGTCAAGTTTATAGAAGTAGAACAGACGGTGTCCACCTGCTGGGCCTTCTTCTACAGTTGGTGGCCTAAATGTCCAATTTGCCATTAGTCCTCCTAATGTGAGATTTTGTTAGGTTTGTAACACTTCTATATCAAACCTAATATAGATGTGTGAGGTTTGAATACGATAATTTACTATGTCTAAATTAGTGGATTTACTGCTAAGCAGGGAGATTGCTCCCCCTGCTCAACCGTCAATCAACTATGCGATTGATGAACCTGATTCGATTCGGTATAGTGCCTCTTCGCGGTAGCGAGCAAAGCCTAGCACGCCGTACCAACCCATTGGGCGGTGACGCATCAACTTGTCAACTACTGGTCCGATTACTACGTGTGGCTCTTCTGCCACTGCCTCAGCAAGTGCTTGCTGTCCAGCAATGATTGTGCGGTAAACGCGAGCAGATGCTGCTCCGTCTGTTGCATTGTACAGACGTGGAGACTCTACGAAGTATGCACCTTCGTATGTTCCGATTTCGCCTGCCCAGATGCGGTCCTGTGATGAACCGTACTGGTTTGGAAGTAGCCATCCTGCAGAACCTGTCTCAGCACGTAGGTCGTGTGAAACTTCTGGGTGTAGGCCAGCCCAGTATAGTGAGCCCTTGCGTCCGTTAGCCTTGCCTGCACGCAACTTAGCAACAGCCTTGCGGATGTTTGCTGAAGATAGTGTAGCGGCTGCTGTAACAGTTGCTGTTGATGTTGCTGTTGCACCTGCGTAGATTACGTTTGAACCACCGCGCAATGTTGTCATTGCGACTGAGTCAATAGAATCTGCTAGGTTGAAAGCAATAATGTTAGCGATTGCTGGGTCTACATCTGCTAGAGAGAATAGTTCCAACGCACGTGTTACGAGTACTGAGTTACCATACTCTGCAAGAGTGATGGTTACAGATGTTGGTGTAGACAGTGCTACTGCATCTGGGTCAGTGTCTTCTGTGAGAGCAGTTGTTGCTGCTGAAAGGTCAACGTACTTCTGTAGAACTACAGTTGAACCTGGGATTGCTTGACGAGCAGGACGCTTATCTGCGACAGAACGAATTAGGGGTTCTGAACGGAGAGCGAACTCTAGTAGACGGTCATACGCCTTTTGTACTAGACCTGCTGCGCCAACTGTACCTCCAAGAGTAGAGGAACCTGTTGATGTATAGGCATTAGCCATGAGTTGTCACCTCCAAGTGACTATGAACGGATATTATTGTTGCGAGCGAAGAATGTTTAAGAAGTCTTCCATGCTATCAGCCTGGTCCATTCTTAAGTTTAAATCTTCTGCTCTATCAGGTGTTAACGCACCCTGTGTGATGACGTCCTGCTGGCGTAATGCTGCACGGTCCATCTCACTCGCTGCGGGTGCATCCTTAGCCACATCAATTCCGAACAAGTCTGCGTTATCATCGAGCCAAGAATTAACTGACTCCTCGTTAACTTCATCCAAGTCCTTAAGAATTAAACGTGTTGCCTTAGGATTGACACCTTTCTTTTCTAAGACTTCTTTGACGGTTCGCTCACGCTGCCCCTTGGATAAAACCTCAAGTTGCTCAGTAAGTTCTTTGATACGTTTCTCGTCAGCACGCTTTGCTTTCCGTAACTTTTTAAGTAAGTCACTTCCAGTTTCATTGCCTGTGACTTCGGTATCAAAGTCATCGTCTTCTTCGTCCCAGTAGTTGTTGCTCATAGCAACCCACCCTTCTATTCGTTGTTAGTTCGCAGGCCACAGTAACCATTCGGGGAAATGGGCTGGCTCCTACTCTCGGTCTTGTACGCTGCACGGGGCCGATAGGTCCATGCAGGATTCTAGAATGTACCCTTTGTCTGGGTTGTCAGGCTTGTCTTATTTATACCTGAAGAGCCAGAGAACTGGGCAATTTCACGTGCAGATAATGCTTGACGCTTGCGCTGTGCTGAAGCAAGTTGATTAAATACTTCTTGCTCACCTTCTGATTGACCATAACCTTCCATGGTTGTGCCATAGATAGAAGATAGTTTCTCAGCGGTTGGCAGGATATCCGCAATAGTTGCATAACCCTTCTGCGCTTCAGCCTGTGTAATGCCTTGTGCTGCAAGTTGTTCTGCAACTGCTGCTCCAGGTTGTAGTCCTTGTCGCGCTCCTGCAACACCAATCTCGGCTGCAGATATCTGACGCTGAATCTTCTGGAACTGTTGTTCTGGGTCAAGAACATACCCAACCAGGCTTGATGAGTCAATACCGTAGTAACTCTTAAGTTGTGATAGAACTGCAGGGTCAGCGTTCTGTACACGCTGCACTGCTGTTACTACACGGTTAGACAATTCTGTAGGTGACATATCGTTAGAGATGAACTGCTTTACATATGCGTCTGTATCAAACTGCTTTAAGCCATAGGCACGTAGTACCTGGCGGTATCCATCTTCTACATTAAGATACTCTGCTGGGCTAAGAACAGACAAACCCTTCTTGACTCGTTCGGCATTTGCTGCGAAACGCATTTGATATTCAGGAGTCTCTTGTAGTTGCAATGTAATAGTCGCTTCGGTTGCACCATCTTGTGCAAGTTCTACAATCTTAGATGCCAGGCTTGTTAAACCATATTTCTTAAATCTATCTTGTAGTACAGCAATTGTTGAAGCACGTGTTGCTGCAGCAGTTGTCTGGTCAGCAGTTGTCTTATCTGTTACGCTCTTTTGTAGCGTAGCAATCTGGTCCTGTAGTTGCTTAATAAGTGCAGCATTTGGGTCAGTTGTAGTACCTATAGTACCTGTAGTTCCCGTAGTTCCCGTAGTTCCTGTGGTACCTGTGGTACCAGTTGTGCCAGTAGTTCCAGTAATTCCCGTGGTGCCAGTAGTGCCAGTTGTACCTGTAGTTCCAGTTGTGCCTGTTGTCCCAGTTGTACTTGGAGCCCCAGTGCCTACTGCTTTTCCATTAACAGTCCACCCAGTAATATTGCCATTTTTGTCTTTTGTTGGTTGAGGTTGAGATAAAAGCGCGTTTGCTCCAGTAACACCTTCTTTAGCAAATTGAGTGTCACCCCCTACTGAACGCGCACCATATACTGCTTGATTTTCAGGTGTATTTGGTGCGCGGTATATTTCCCAATTACCACTGGTTGAGCCACCAATCCAAGAATAATAATAGATATAATTCTTATCTGCTGTTGGTGCCTGTGGTCGAACGTTTGGATTTGTCATTGGGTCAGCAGCAGCGCGGCTTGCAGTTTCTGCTGCCATCTTTGCCTCACGTGCGGCTTTAATATATGCATCTTTTTCGGCAGTTGACATTGCAGCACGTTGTGCTGGTGTCAAGTCAGCATAAGGTGTAATCTTTGGGTCAACTACTGGAGACGCCGTTGTAACACCTGTTGCTGGATTATAGTTATCTAGCATTATCCCGCCGCCTTCTGGTTGCTTCTTTCCACCAGATGCTGCTTGAACTCCCTGCAAAGTTGTTGTGTCAAGATTTTTAACACTAGGTGTTGCTGTGCCAGAGTAAGGCATGTTTACAGTTGTTGCAGGATTTGCTGTATTGTAAGGCATCTTTTCGGAAGAAGCAAGAATGCCCTGAATAGTTGTTGTGTTAACCGTTTGACCAGCAGGGGCTGCAATTACCGCAGGTGCTGTGACAATTGCTTGAGTTGTTTGGCTAACTAGTTTAGATAGATTTGCATCACTGATATTTGGCGCTACCACTGGAGCAACCGCTGCTGCTACTTTCTCTGCAACTTTTAATGCTTCAGTTACCGAAGGTGCGACATTTGCTGGTGTGTCAACAACTGTTGGAGATGCAGCAACCGCTTGAGCAATTACATTAGCAAGAGCCTCATACTCTCCACCACCGTCAACCATCATTACACCTGGATTAATGCGTGCCATTATGCTAGACCCCAATCCTGGAGAACCTTAAGTGACATTGAGTCAATAGAGTTGCGTGCGTTGTTGGTATATTGCCAACGTGAATCCATCTTTAAATCTTTCTCAAACTGCCATAATGGCTTGATTGCTGGCTTGCCGTCAGGTCCAATATTCTGGAGAGCCTTGCGAAGTGTTGGGTCGTTATACCCAATTGAGTCTGCATCAATCTCTAACAATGTAGCCATTGTGTTCTTGTACGCAGACGCTAAGGCATCCAGCGATGTGCCCTTAAGAATCTGGTCGGATAGTGCAGGAAATGCACTTGCTGATTCCTGACGAATCTGTTGTTCAATCTCAGAGTCAGTAATATCCCCAGAGAATAGGTTCATACCCCACTGACGGTACTTTGATTCATCGTAGGACATGCCGAATGCGTTTGCATATTCACGGAAGTTTTGAATCTTGGCAAGAGTGTCTCCGCCAAATGTCGTTCCAAAAGATGCGGACTTTACGATAACAGCATCTAATTGACCATCGGTGAATGCGCCATCAAATGCTTGTTCTAGATAGCCATCTAATTCAGCATCTTCAATCTTTACTCCGACACGTGATAGACGCTGCTTCTGCGTAATCTTAAATGCTTCAAGTTCACTAGCATATACTGCAGGTTGATTCTTCTTGAGAGAATACCTCTCAGAAGCAGTCTTTCCTAGTGTCTTATACCACTGAGTATTATAGTATGCATTAAGTGCGTCATTAATCTTGCCAGAGTTCCATAGGTCATATACTGCCTTTAGTTCAGCACCATACTTGCTGTCCTCGAGCATAGCCTTTGTAAATACAAAGCCAGTCATTGAAGATAGGCCAGCAGTATTAGATGTCTCTTCTACCCAGCCTTTTGCATCATCCCAAGTATAAGCCTTGTTTGCGCTTGGCTTAGGTGGCTTCTCCCATGTCTTGCTTACAGGATTATAAATCCATGCAGCACCTGGTGACTTTGGTACGGCTGTATCTCTGTCAAATGCGCCTGCCATTATCTACCACCTCGCATAGAATCAGCATTCAATATAAAGTTATAGAATGATTGCTGGCTTGTGTTTTCAACAGCCTGAGGATTTTGCTTCTTAATCTTTTCTTCCAACCTAGCAGCAATTGCGTCATCAGTTAGACCAGGTGTTGTTATCTGTTGGTTCTCGTACTTCTTTGTCTTTGGGTTGTAAACCTTTTTCTTGTACTCTGTTAGAGTACCAGTGTTCATCTTAACAACCTCATCATAATCTGCTTTGAGTTGCTCAGCAGTAGGGCGGAATCCAGCCTTTTTGAGGTAGATGTCTGTAGCAGTTGCATCAAACTGAGCCCTATCAATCATAGTAATTGAACGGGTTGGGCGTGCTGGGGTAGTTCCTTCTCCTGGAAGATAATCTGCCAGCAACTTAGCGTTTAGGTCAGCAAAAGACTTGGCAGCATTATAAAGTTCTGGGTAGTACGCCTCAAGATTAGCCTTAAGTTCCTTGATATTCTGTGACTTGTATCCCAGTTTAGCCATTGTATTGTTAATGACAGTCTTTTGTGCGCCTGTCAAAGAATCAAATAACGTGTCACCAGATGCAATTGACTGAGCGTTTACTGATAGTTTTACACCAGTTCTTGCTTCTAGTTTAGCAAGGATATCCTTAGTATCGATTATCTGTGCGCTTGTTGGCGCTTCATACTTAGGCTTAGTGGCAATAACAGCCTCTTGGAATGTCTTTGGTTTCTCTGCCACTTTAATCTCCTGATTCTTCGTAAACAAAGTCGAACTTATCGTTTTCGAAATATCTCATATAGAACTTATCGAAGTTTACATCAGCGTTACGCATCTGACCAACAGTTGCATTAACCTTATTTCTTAACCATGTTGCCTTCTTTGAGTCGATGGTTGTGCCCATCTGGTCAAGGTATGCCTTTACTTCATAACGGTATGTAAGATAGTCAGCAATCATGTGATACTTAGGCTGCTTAGCCAACTGGCTCCACAACTTGTCATCGTTAAGGGCGATGGTCAATGCTGTGATTGTATCAGCCTGGCGGCTACCTGCGCCACCGAATGACTGCTGGTTGTACTCGTTCCACCAGAGGTTGTTCTGCTCCTTCTGGGAGTTAACGTACTCTGTCTTGAACTGCTTTAGAATCTGCTGTCCATAGCCACCATTAGGGTCAATCGCTGGCGATGACTTAGAGAACTCATCCTTTACAATTTGCTCAAGAGTGAAGTAATCTCTCCAACCCTTTGACACAATAGATGAACGCATATTCTCAAACGCATCTGAAACGTCACGGAACTTCTTGTTGCCAGCACCAGGAATCTTTGTGTCCTGCAAGAAAGCCTGCGCTGCACTAGAGAATGCATAGTCATCATCGTTAAAGATTGCTCCAAGGACAGTCAGGTTATCCTGACCAATTCCTGCGATGATGTTTCTTACGCTTCCCATATTACCCTTTACTAGGGCTGCTGCAGTCTTATCAGCGTTAATACCTGATGTTGAATCAGATAGTCTGTCCATGAACATCCAAGCATCTGGGAAATCCTGGGCAAACATCTCTGAACCCTGGTCTCCAAACTTGTCGTCATACTTATTAAGCAAGTCAACATAGCCAGTAACTGAGGTTACAAGACGTCCCTGTACAGGAAGTGTTGCTGCAGATACTGTACGTAGGACAGATAGGAAGAACGCACGCTTCTGTGCTTCACCAAATATAGCATCCATCTTAGCACGGCCAGGATTCTTGCCGTTCTGCTGGACATATTCAAACATTAACTGCTTGTTGAACATGTCAACATCCTTGTTGAACTGCTCACCAGTCTTGTTCTTTGCCTGCCACAACTGGTATAAACGACGACCAGTGTTAGGAGTCAAGGCATTCAGTGAGTTAGACTGTACACCGAATGGTAGAATCTTATCTGTGAACCAGTTCTCAACATTGTTACGCTTTGCGTATTCGTTGACAAGTGCTGCACCAAATGGGCTAACTGATAGAATATTTCCACCAGTAGGATTGTCTGGATTGAACCATTCAACTGGCAAGCGGCTTTCAAGGCCAAGGAATCCTAGTTTAACTGGGACAAATCGGTTACCGTTTACGTCTTCTTCAACCTCACCCATACGCTCTGGGATTGTAGAAATCATTAACTTCTTAGCAATGAAGTCTGGGTTCTCCATAGTAATACGCCCGTATGCACGGAACTGCTCGACCACCGCTGGGAAGAAAGCAAGAACATAGTTAATAAATCCAGAGTAGTTCATATCTCTGTGGAATGAGTTTAACTTTTCCTTGTATTCGCGCTCAGCAAATACACGTGCATTGTGCTCAAATTCATCCTTCATCTTTGAAGTCAACTTCAAGCCATTGGCATTTGCCAGATAAATCTGAGACTGAATTGACTGCTCATATTTAACACGGAAGTATGGGCTGAAAGCAAGACGTGCTGTAGGCACAGTAGATAGCCAAACAACCATATCCTTAGCCTTCTGGCGAGCCTGCTTTGTCATAGGACTTACAGCAAGCATATCATCTACCAAGTCACCATAGACTGGTGGACGTTGGTTGATGTTTGGATATAACTTCTTGAGTGCAACCAAGTCTAGTTCATCTTTGATGATTGAATCACGCAAAGCCTGTGAAGGTGCGTACATATCAACTGGAACCTTGACGCGCTCGTATACATCAGCAGCATCACGTAGGTTATCAGAGAATCTATCTAGGTATGCAAATGCTTCAGCATCTCCAGAACGTAGCCACTGGACTACTTCCTTCTTGGACTTGCCTTGCATAATCATACGTGCTACAGGGTCAAAACGCAACTTGTCATTAAGGATTTGCACCCATGATTGTAGGTGTCGCGACTCATCTGTTGGCAATACTGCGGCAGCGCCGCTACGTCCACGACGTGCAGTCTCTACCTGAAGTTCTCTTACGCCAGCAACGGCTGCACGTAGGTCATCCTTCTGGCTAATCTTCTGTTGGAATAGCGCACCGAAACGACCTGCAAATGCAGACTCGAATGCATCTCCATCAACATTAATTGTTGGACGAGCAACACGCTTTTCCTTGATACCTGAAACTAGGTTCTCTTCTTGCTTTCTTAATACTGAAAGCGTACCTGCTAGGTTATTGTACAAGTCAACATGGCGTTGCATGTCAGGCGAAATCTTCTTAGGAGGATTTGCTGGGTCAATCTTAGCATCTTTTAATGTCTTTGCATACACATCAAGGATACTTTGGCTACCATTAATATCATTGCGCAACTTCTTCATGTTGTACGCTGGGTCGATTTTGCCTCTTGTCCAGGCTTGAACCTTGCGAACTGAGTTGCCAGAGTTGGCAATGTCATCAATGATGTCTTGGCCTACATACTTGAACATATCAAATAGGGCAAGGTCTCCCCATGCACGGATGTATGAGTCCTTGATAACGTTTACTGGGTAACCAGTTCTTAGCAGTGTACCAGTACGCCATAGGCTGTTTAATTCATCAGCAAGATACTTGACATTATCTTTTGTTATGTCAACCTTTGTGATGTTTCCGTTGCGCTTAACAAAGTCAGCAAGTACTCCATCAACAAACTTCCAGTCAGGTACAATAGCACCGTTTGCTAACTGGGTAATCAATTGAGCATCAGCAATTAGCGGACCCTCTAAATCGTTGGGGTCATTCATATAACCTTGCTTAAGTTCACGTGCAGTAACTGCCTCATCGCGCATGCGACGGTGTGTTTGGTTATACTTCTTGATTGCTTCTTCAATAACAGGTACGCTTACGCCGTGCTTAACAGCAAGAAGTTTCATACCAGTACCGACATAATCTTCGATTACAGCCAATTTTTCAGACTCGGTACGCGCCTTTAGCCAGTTATTGTTAAGTCTAATGTTTTCCTGTGGGATAGATGCGCCATACTTCTCAGCAGAGCGTAGGCTTGTCTGCATTCTGATAGATGCCTGTAGCATATCATTGAATGGAACAACCTGACGTGGGGCATCGTCTGAAATTCTATCAATACCACGGATAGGGCGTGACAATGGGCTCTTCTGGTAGAACCATTGGTAGGTCTTGCCTAGGCTAGTCTCCATAGGTAGGGCGTTCTTGACGGCAAGGCCTTTGGCTGCATTCTCTTTAGCAAAGTCATTGCGAACGCGCTCAATCATCGCCCACTTGGATACGGTTCTGTCGGTCAACTTGCCCTTCATACTGAGGGCATCATCTAACCAACTGACCTGACTCTTCAATGCTTCAATCTCTGCATCTAGGAGTTCTACATTGTTCTTAAAGCGCTTTGAAAATACAAGTGTTTGGCCATGAAGTTTCATGCTGAACAAACCACCCTGCTCAACAATCGCCATAGCGTCATCTAGTCTTGTTAACTCAGCAAACTTATCAGCATGCTGCTTAGCAAGTTCCTCTAATGCTTCCATGTCATAACGACCAGCACGGATAACAAGAGAGATTCGCTCATCTGTCTCACCAGCAACTAATGCTGCTGCGATTTTACCATCAGCACTGTCAAACTCTTTACGAGATGCTACTGTTGCTATGTCATTCTCACGGTAAAACTTAAATACTGGGGTGTAAGGAGTCTCTTCTCCTGCGACTGTGCGCTTAATCATGTCAACATCTGCAGCAAGACGTTGTCCTACACGTGCTGCTTCACTTGCACCAAATACTTTGCGCTGTAAACCAGTTAATGGCTCTACGATAGGGCGCTTAAACGCGGCTTTACCAGCAACACCCAGTGCTTTTCCAGCAGCAATATCTCCACCAAGGCCTGCTTCCACGCCAAAGTTAACAATACCTGATGTGATTGCACCGATTCCCTTGGTTGTATCACCTAGTGTGTTCCAAGTTGTAATCTTTGCGGCAGTCTGTACAAAGTCTCGTCCAATATTGTACTGCTCATGTCCCACATCTGTCTGTGCGAACTTAGCAGACTTATTCAATACGCCACTAATCTTAGCGCCAAGGTCACTCTTGAGCACTTCACGCTCACCATAACCAGCAAGGTTTGCTCCAAGTGTAGCACCAGCAAATGCACCAACAGGTCCACCTACTGCAAAGCCTGCAACACCACCAAGTGCTCCACCTGCAATCATTGTTAGACTTGCAAGAAGACCCATTGCAACATTCTTGTCAGTTACATCACGAACAAATGCATAGTTTGAACGAAGATTCTTTTGTGAAGCCTGTAAAACTTTAGTTGCTCCACCATCGGTTGCTGAGTCAATAGCCTGAATTCCAAGACCAGCACCAACACCAATTGCAGCACCAGGCACTCCACCCACCATAAGACCAATTGTACCGCTGACAAGCGCAGGATTTGCTTGGCCAACTGTTGTTAGTCCCCACTTACGTGCAGATTCAACAGTGTTGTTTGTAGCGTCCATCCATCCGCCAGGATTTGCTGGCAGGTTTGATGCAATATCAAGAGATGTGCTAAATGGAATTCGACCATTACGAGAAACTGGCGTATTAGCCGCAGGTGTATTCTTGAAGGTACCCTGCGTATTGCCGATGTACTCCCAAAGATTCATTAAATAATTGTCCTTAAATACTGCACATAGTCTTTAGTAGCCTGTGAAGTACTAGGTTGGCTAGCCCAAAACTCAAGCATTGGATAGTAGTTGCGAATCATGTCAATGTCTGGGTCATCAGTCTGTTCCATTGGTAGACCCTGGATTGAGTTCGCACCATCTCCAACTGGCACACCATCGGTGATTGGCTGGTTTGGTAGCATTGTTTCTGCAGTGATAGGGGTAACTGGAGCCATTGATGCTTCTTCACCCATACGTGCTGAACCTGCATTAAATGATGGTTGCGCAGCATCGACTGCTTCGTTTCCACGAATGCGCTGTTGGTTTGTGGCCTGATTCTGTCCATAAGGCATGCCAGTATAATTCAGTGACATTCTACCACTCTGTCCGTTACCACCAAATGGATTAACATTGGCAGGGTTGTTTTGTGAAGCCGTTGGTCGGTTGCCTCCACTACGTCCTGGTTTTCCAGCCATTGTTCCTCCTACTTAGTAAATTGTTCAAAGATATGAAACGGTTCTGCCGTCTCATTATTATTCAGTGCTGCAATTCGCATTGCGTCTAGTATTGTTGTTCCTGCATGCAGTGCTCCAACTGCGAAGTCACCACCTGAACCAATACCGTAGAATCCAGTACTGTTCATGCCTACTGCAAAATCAGAATCTATTTCAAAGATAGTTCCGTTGATTCCGAGTAAAACACTAAGTTCAAACTTGTTGTCATCATTATCTGACGACTTACTAAAATCTATTCCCGCTTCAGTTAGCGCCGCTTTTAGTGTTGGCACAACCTTGTTAATTGCAAACTCATACAAGTTTGTTTTTGCTTTTGCTGTTACAATCGGTGGTTGCCATCCATGTAGTACCACTTGTAAAGCACGATAGTCACCAGCACCACTAATAATGTAACTTCCACGTTCAACTGCCTTTACCATATCTGGGTGAGTGTAAACTTTTCCGCCTGCAGCAATACGACTATCGGATACTATCACGCATTTATCTTCGTATTGTACGCCGATAATCGTTGTCATGTCCCCTCCTCAGATTATAATCTACGCGTAGAACGAACGCTTGCTGTTGGTCTTCCTCCACCAGTAATTCCTGATAGCAAACTCATCACATCTTGTGGGGCTGCTTGAATCTCTGGAGAGGTAGCGCCTTCTGCTGGAGCGCCAGTGGGAGCAGGGGACGGTTGCTCAACCGCTTGTGGAACCCCAGCAGAAGGAACTGGTTGCGGCTCTGGGGCAAAGGTTGCTTCAATTGCATCCTCGAGTGCCTGTCCCTTTTGGCGTGCCTGAATCACAGCCGCAATTTTACGTACTACTTCAGAAGCATCCTGGCCTTGAGTCGCCATCTGTGGAATTGCTTGAGTGTAGGCTGTAAGTGAACCGAGCAATGCATCACGCATTTTTTCGATTTCAATCTTTTCTAGTTCTTGTGTTACGTTAACTGTAAATGGTAGTTCACGCATTGCCATATCCTTGGAGATTAATCCACCACCAAGTGCCTGTAGCATAAAGATAAGTCCCTGTGCAGGGTTAAGACCAGCAAGCATTCCATAACGAACATCTGCTGAGTAGTCCTGCTTAATATCCTTTGAAGGCTTGTATGTTACCTCGTAAGGTGAACCAGAGTCAACACCACGAATGGTCTTCTCTTCTGGATAAATCTTTTCATCTACTTCAAAGCAAAGGCTGATTACATCACGAAGTGCTGCAGCAAAGATTGCCTGTGCTGACTTGACCTGTGTATCAAAGGCTCCCATAAGAGCCTGTACACCTTGACCTGTAACGATTGATGCGTTAACGTTTCCTGTACGTCCCTCAGGATAACGAGCGCCAACGCGAAGTTCTTGGTTAAGAAGGTTCTGCTCTGTGAATGCACCAGCAGGAATGTTTAGTTCTACACGACGAACGCCTTGTGGGTTTGCTGTACGAATAACAGCATCGCCACCAAGTTGAAGTTCCTGTACATCTTGTGGAAGTACGATAGGAGCCTGAACAGATTTCTCTGCTGCTTCCATCGCAAGCAACGCAAAGCGGTTGCGTAGAAGTTGGATACCTAGGATATCATCAAACTGTCCACGAAGTTCTCCATCGATAGATGGCTTACGTGCAACAACTACCATCATCTTGCCGATAGGATTCTTGGCTCGAG